GCATCAGCTGGCGACCTCGGTAGAGGTGCTGGCGACGAAGCAGGAGACGATCGAGGCCAATGTCAGCGAGATCAAGGACGACGTGAAGAGCCTCAAGGCCATTCCGGGCGGGAAATGGGAGGCACTGGTCAAGGCGACCGTGACGGCCATTGTGGGGGCGCTGGTCGGCTTCGCGCTGGCTCATGCGGGGATCGTGTGATGGAGACTTCGAAGAAGCTGCTGATTGGCAGCGCGGCGGCAAGCGTCGTTTGCATTATCCTGAATGTGATCGGCGTGCTGAGCGTGGAGGTCACGCTGGCAGTCATCGGATTTGCGACGGCGATTGGGATGTTTTACCTCTGGAAGGCCAAGAACGAGAACCGCAGCAAGTATGCGATCAAGTACATCAAGAGCTTGCCGGAAACGTATACGGCAGAGGAAAAGGCACGGTTTTTGGAGATCGTGCTCAAGGACTGAAAGGAGTAAAAACGATATGAACGAACTGAACGCGTGCCCGTTATGCGGGCATTTTCCAGAACTGAAATATGTCGGAGACAATAAAGATCTTTTGGTGTACCAATGCGCACATTGTGGCTACATTGCCGCGAAAAACCATGAGGCAAAATACACAAAACGCGGTGCTATGAAAATTTGGAACAAAGCGACGAAAAAAGCATAATGAAGGGAGTACATAACATGGACAAAATTATGAAACGGCTTTCGAATCTGCTGAGCGTCAAGAGCCTTGTGACGCTGCTGCTTACGGTGGTGTTTACGGTGCTGGCGCTCCGGGGCGACATCACGGGCAAGGATTTTCTGACGATCTTCCTGATGGTCATCACGTTCTATTTCGGCACGCAGTCGCAGAAAGCGCAGGACGCGATGGACGCGAAGGGTGACGACAATGGCACTGAAAATTAACGATACCATCCGGGCAACGAGAGTGGGCGGCAAGCGTCCGCTCTCGGCCATCCGGGCCATCGTGTTCCACTACACTGCAAACACTGGCCAGCATGCAACGGCGCTCGGCAATGCCCGATACTTTGCCAACGGCAGCGAGGGACGCGCTGCTTCGGCACATTTCGTGGTAGATGAGGGCGATACCGTTTACCAGTGTGTGCCGCTGGACGTGGTGGCGTGGGCCGTGGGCGACGGCAGGAGCGGCAAATTCGGAAAGGTATACGGCAACTACAACACCGTTTCCATCGAGATGGTGAGCCACACGGACGCTTCTGGCAAGTATTACATTCCGGAAGCGACGATGCGCAACGCTGCGCGGCTCTATCAGATGTTGCTGAAGCGGCTGCCGGGCGTGCAGGCCGCAATCCGGCACTATGACATTTCGATGAAACTGTGTCCGCTGCCGCTGATTGACGAAAAGAAATGGGCGGACTTTAAGAAGCTCTTGGAGGAGGTGGACGAAGTGGTAAGGCAAAGATGATCATTGACGGCAAGGAGATCGAGGTCGAACGGATCTTAAAGGACGGCACGAATTACATCAAAATTCGCGATATTGCAAAGGCGCTCGATCTGGATGTGTCGAATAAGGGGAATATCCCGATTCTGAATCACAAAGGAGGCTAAACGATGCGGCGCGGCTGGCCAGACTTGCCGCGCAGCGAGTGGGAGCGTTTGATCTCTGAATGGATTCTAAAAGATTCGTACCGAGACATCATGCGGCGATACCTCTGCGACGGATGGACGCAGGAACGGATCGCAGAGCATGAGGGACTTTCCCTCAACGGTACAAAAAACATCATCAAGCGGTGCACGGACGCACTTTCCGCGCACATGTAAACAGGCAGACACGGCATGTGATATGCTCCCTTTATGAGAGACAGTGAAAAAACAAACTGTCATCATGAAGGGAGCATTGTTATGCCGCAAAAAAGCAAATTGAACGCAGAGGAAAAAGTGGAGATTATCAGGAAGTACCAACAAGGGGAAATAAGCTTGGCTCAAGCAGCTCGAGAGGCAAGTGTCGAGACAGCGACGATCTATAGATGGAGCACACGCTATGAAGCAGAAGGGGCAGGCGGCTTTTTATCATATCAGAAGAACCGCGTCTATCCATCAGAACTAAAGTTAAAGGCGGTACAGGAATACCTGTCCGGGTCTGGCAGTCTCAGAGAAATCAGCAAAAAATATAAGCTGCGGAACGAACGTCAACTCAGCAACTGGATAAAGGTGTATCATGCTCATGGAGATTTCAACTCAGTCAAGTTTTCCGGAGGAGGAAGCTACATGAAGCAGGGACGAAGCACCACGCAGGAAGAACGTGTTCAGATCGTCAAGGACTGTCTGGCCAGTGGAAAAAACTACGGCGAGATGGCCTTGAAGTACAAGGTGAGCTACCAGCAGGTACGCACCTGGACGCTGCGATTCGAGGAGATGGGAGAAAGCGGTCTGGAGGACCGGCGCGGAAAGCGCAAGAAGGATCAGGTTCCCAGAACCGAGCTGGAGAAGGCGCAGATCGAGATCGAACAGCTCAAGCACAAGCTGTATCTGGCGGAAATGGAGCGTGATCTGCTAAAAAAATTGGACGAGATCGAGAGGAGAGATGCCTTTCGGAAGTGAGACAGCGCCGCGCCTATGCAGCAATCCGGGAAGCACACGAGGAAACGGGCTATCCCATTGAAGTGGCCTGTAAACTGCTCCATGCAGCGCGCTCGGCTTACCACAAATGGGCTTCCGGTAAATTGAGTCAGCGGACTGCGGAGAATGAGCAGCTTGCGGAGAAGCTCGAACAGCTCCATGCGGAAAGTCCGGATAAGGGCTACCGGAGACTCAATGACGATCTGCGGCATGACTGCGGCATCCATGTCAACGACAAACGCGTGCTCCGCATCTGCCGGGTCAAAGACATCCGCTCCACGATCAAGTACGGAAGCCGCGGCTGCACCAGACACGCAAAAAATCCGCAATATCTTGCCGAAAATCTTCTGGACAGGAAGTTTTATGCCGCAAAGCCCAATGAGAAGTGGCTTACCGATGTGACAGAATTCAAGTGGTACGAGGGAAACGAAATCCACAAGCTCTACCTGAGCGCCATCTTAGACCTCTGCGACCGGCGCATTGTGTCCTACGTGCTCAGTGAACGCAACGATAACCCATTGGTTTTCAAGACCTTCGACAAGGCAGTTACGGCCAATCCGGACGCGCATCCTCTGTTCCACAGCGACAGAGGGTTTCAGTACACCAACCGTACCTTCCACCACAAGCTTGTGCAGGCGGGCATGACGCAGAGTATGTCCCGCGTGGCGCATTGCATTGATAACGGCCCGATGGAGGGCTTCTGGGGCATCCTGAAACGGGAACGCTATTACGGCAGACGGTTCACCAGCAAGCACGAGCTTGTTCAGATGATCCAGCAGTATATTCGCTATTACAACACGAGACGTGTCCAGCGTAATCTGGGCGTCCTGACGCCGATGGAAAAGCACACGCTTTGCCTCGCCGCATAAAAAACGGCCAGCAGCGCTTGGCTGCTGACCGGAAAAACTTTATATTTTTTCACTGTCCTCTTGACGGGGTGCGGTTCAATGCGCTGTGTCTGCCTCTTTTTTGTGCCTTTTTTGGCCTTTTTCTGGCCCGAACGTTGGCTGTTTTGTGACGGACTTTTCCATCATACTGAACGTAGGAACTGGCCAGTTCACTACATTTTTCGGAGGGAATTTTATGGAATACGCAAGCAACGGCAAGGGGAATCTCGGCGTTACGCTCGGCGCGATCGGCACGGGCCTCGGCGTGTTTGGCGGCGGGCTGAGCAATCTGTTCGGCGGCTGGGGCGCGAATCCGGCTGCAGCGGCGATGGCTGCAAGCAACAGCGACAACCATCTCGTAAGCCGCTATGAGGCGTCTCAGGCGGCACGAATCGCAGAGCTGGAAACGGAAGTAAAGCTCCGCGATGCGAACACGTACACGGATCAGAAGATGCTCGAAATGTACAAGTACACGGATGGGCGACTTCGCAGCATCGAAGAGCAGCTGTGCCAGCAGCGTGTCGTCAACGCGCAGACCGTGGCGAACCTGTCCTGTATGCAGAACGAGCTGGCTACGCTGTCGGGTCTGACCAAGACGGTGATCCCCATCAACAACGTCTGCCCGGAACCGATGCAGCGTTATAACAGCTGGACGGCTCCGACCACGACCACCACGACGACTTAAGCAAAAAGGGGCGGCT